GCAATAGAGCGCGGATGGCAGACAGTTTACGAAACGAAAGAAACCAAAACCAACGGGAGAAAACACAATGCAGAGACTTGGCACAATGGTAACAACGGCGGTGAATCAGGTGAAGGTGTCTTCTTTGGACACGAAAAGAATCAAAGATTCCCTACCAAACTCACTGACTACGAACGTAAAATCATCAATGTCAGACGTAATCTCGGCCTTGAGTCCTAAGGGTATTTACGGTTTGAAGTACGATTCAAAAACCAAAACGGAAAGTTTTGATCTGTTGCGAGAGGAACCTCAAGATGCCGAATGCGTCCAGAAGGCTCTAGGAAGCCTCTACGATGATGTCTTGAGGTTGCAATGGGTGGTGGCAAGCAAAAAGATGTTGACTGATGTCCTTAGCCGTCTGATGGCTTTTAAACACGCATCGAATGGTGAGGCCACCCTTTCCATTTTGATAAACGAGATTGCGGAGGATTTTCATGGGAAGATTTCTGCGCTTTCTCTTTTGGTGGCTTATCAGCAGATCAAGGAATCAAATACGCAGTGGTATCCACAGTATCACGAGATTGCGGAATTGTTTAATACTTTGACAAAAAACAATTCTTGTTTGGAAAAAGAGGTTGTTAAGAGGTTAGAGATTCAGAACATGGCAGCTAAAAATGATGCTTGACGGTGGTTTGTGTTTGTGTTATGCATACACAACAACAAGGGAGTGAATCATGACTGAAGAGAAAATTCTTCCAACGATTGAAGAATGGTTTGAGGCGAATAAAGAAGACGATGGAATGCTTCAATGTGAACTATCGGACACCGTGCCTTTACATTACAAAATGGAAGATTTTATCAGAAATTGTTTTTCACACTTTACAACAAAAACAGAGTCTTTGACATCTGGTGTTTCCGATTGGAAACCACTTAAAGTTAAGGTTAAAATTAAGGTTACATTATTTCGAGGAAGAAATAATGATTTAAAATACTCTTCTGAAATTATTAATGTCAGTGAGGATGAATCATGAGTTGGACTGATCCGCAGCGTAACGATTTGTTTTACCACATAAACCGTATTTGTCGTGTGATGGATATGTATGGCATTGGCACACGTGATCCGAAAAGGGTGTGTGATGCCTTGGAGGATATGTTGTCCGCGCGTTTTTCGGGGGATGATGTTGTTGTTGCGGTGAAGGCGATTATTCAAAGAACGGGCAGGATTCCTTTGCCTTCGGAGATTGAGGATTTTATTAAGCAAAAGGAGGAAAGCCATGACGCATAAATACGAGAGAATCTCAAAGGTTATCAAGGAAACTTTTGGGGAGCCAAGCCAGTTATTGAGGAAGTTTACAAATATGAGCGACGCTTATATTAAAGACCATGACGATCTTGTGCGTTTTGCGTATGCGGTTTTAGAGGAGTTTGACGGGCCCCGTGTAGATGATGTTTTACTAAAGGAATATGAACACGGACACTCGAAGCATTTTTCTGAAAAGCAGTTAATTTTAGACACCATAAAACAGCTAACTGAGGAAGGCATTGTGCCTACCCGTAGGTCTATATGTGATCGGTCAGGTATAGACATAAGCAAAACATCAAACCTGCTTCGGTCTTTGTGTTCTAAGGCCATTTTAAAAAGTAACACGACATACGGGGGGCGCAGAGTTGGCCGTATGGTTGAATCTTTCTCTATCAGGGATAACAAAAATGCTTAAAAAGCTGTTTGTTTGCATTGAGAAAATGTTTATTTTCTTTTGGTTCGGGGTTACGGCTTTGTATTTTGCGGGTATTCTTTTTGGTTTTGAGAATCGTTCCCTAGTAGATTTTGCGCTTTTGTTTGGATTTGCAGGGTTTTTTATGTTTTGGGCGAGGCACCAATATGAATCGCGCTGAAGTGATGAAAAAATTTTTTACTGTTTTAGGAACAATAGGAATTATTGGTATAATTGCATTTGAATTGTTTAATGTTGCAATTTTTATTTATATTTTTTTGCTTATTGGGATTCCATTTGTTTTATTTCTATTGATAGATATTGCTGACAGACTTGGTGGATTTCCTCCTTATGAAAGAAAGGATAAAGATGAATCGCCTTGATGTGATACAGCGATTAAAGGACGTGTTGCCGCGAACAGAGGCGGGGTTTGTGGATATATTTTTAAAGACGCTTGAGGTTGAATCGCGTCCGTCTGAGGGGTTGGTGGTTTTAAGGCTCCCTGGGCGGCATTTGGGGAGTGTGGTGCAGCTTTATGGGTCCGCGCTAGAGAGATGCTTTGAAGAACCCAACGTGTGCATGATGAAAGGCAATAAGGTTGAATGGATCAAGAAAGAAAGGGATTATGTGCTGCCGAGGAAAGAAACGAAAGCGATGTGGTGGCAGAATTGATGGAACCTTTAGAAGACAGAATTGTCAATGTGATTGATGATTTGTTTGGCCATCGCCGCACAAGATTTGGGTATCTATCACCGATGGCTGATGATGATGATTTGCTGGTTTTGGGATTAGAGATTCTTAGGGAATTTGGTGTTCGGAATCCTGAAGAGGACACGCCATGGGTAAGGGAATTTATGCAGGCAGAACAAGCCAGATTGGGAAAAGAAGTCTTGCAATCTTTGAAGAAATGTGATTAAGTTTTTGGTGTATAGGCAAGTGAAAGGCCGCATCATGCGGGGTGTTTTGAAAAAAACCTAGCTTGCTTCTGGTTGTCTTGAGAGGCTGCAAAACAGACAGCCTTAACAAGCCCTAAGCACCTATAGGGGTTTGTTTAAAAGGGACGATTAAACACCGTCCCTTTTTCTTTTAGTATTTCCCCAAGCGTTTGATGTCGCGGTCAAGGTCATCTGGCCCGAAGGTGTCCATGGGCTTGATTCTGGCAGTGTTGTTTTCGCGCAGCACGGCTTGCGATGGTTCAAGGTACTTCAGAGGCTTCTCAGGCTCGAATTGAGGGATGGTGATAACGCCTGTGATGGTCATGCCGATCATCATCATGATAAGCGCAGATGTGCTTTGCATTTTGATTTGGATATGGTTGGCGGGGATTATTTGGGATAGTCCCCACATAGCAGCGGCGGCAATAAAGAGGTATTGAAACGGTAACATGGTAGTGGTCTCCTTTGTTGTTGATGTATAAGCACCATACCAACAAAAGGTTAAAAAAAGGTTTAGTGTTTTAAATTTAGGTCGGTTATTTCTTGCAACAAATCAATGACTTCCTTAGGTATGCCATTTGAAAAGTCGTGAGATGTTCCGATAAGTTTTTTGTGTTCTCCGAATGCGCTGCCTTTGATAGTTATTGTTTGTTCCTTTGCATGTACGTGCATTGAAATATAGTGTTCTTTTCTGTGTTTTATGCGGTGCGCTAGAGAGGTTTGCCACGTCAAATGTATGTTTTCGTCACAGGATATAAAAATTGGAAGTGGACTTTCTATATCTTTTGGTAGTTCCGCCAAAAAAAGCATTGTGTTTACTGCGGATTTTGGGTTTATGGGTTCCGCATTATAGCCATTCCATCCTTTTTTTGATTTATGTATTAAAATATAGCAAATTTTTTCATAGCACTCTTTTCGTGTCATAAATCGCGTTAGCATTATTGATTTTCCAGTTCTTTTTTCAGTTTTAGAATCAAAGGTTTTGCTGCATCTGGTAAAGGTTTTCCGGTCATGGATTTAAGAATTGCTCCCCTAAGTAAATAAATCAGGGTGTAGATTTCGTATTGCATGGGTTTAGTCCAAGATTGAGTAGACGTTTTTTTCTTCGGGTTGTTTTTTGCGTTTCCGTTTCATAAAGAAGTGGATGGAATCGGCAAGGGAGGCTAGGGCAATGCAAAGGCACAGGCTGGCTAGACCAACGCCCACAGGGGCTAGGATCACGGGCAAAGGCAGGGATGTGCCGTCGTCATTTTTAAGCAAGAACAAAAAGCCTGAGCATAGCAGCAAAGACAAAAGGATAAAAAACAGATCAAGGATGATGTAAAAGGATGGGCTTTTCATAGTGATTCCTTTAATCGGTTAAGAGTGCGGTTACAGAAAAACCTGAGAGCATGGCACAGGATCGGAAACGGCAAAACTTTGATAATTTTTTCTGCGTCTTCGGTCATGCCGGCAAGATAATACAATGCCAAGATGGGCAAAAGGATTATCAGGAAAAAGTTTCCTATGTTTTTCAAGAGGTAGCCTGTCAAAAACAGGGCTTTTTTAAGGTGTTCTTTGTTGTCCATAATTCCCTCACGATACGATTTTGTAGTGTTCTGTCCATTCACGCGGCATGGACGCTTTAAGCAGCATCAGGTCATGGTTGATGTTCTTGATCTCTGTTCTGCATTCTGCCAGCGTTACGGTTGCCCTGCGGCCTTCTTCGTGTACAAAGAGGGCTTTGTGTCCGTGTTCTTCCATTTGCACCATGCAGCGCGTGTAAAAGCCAAGGTCACGTAGTTTTTGGATGTAGATGGTGTTCATGGTTATTATCCTTTGTTTTCTGTTTTGATTTGCATAATTTCCTTATCTGGGTATTCTTTTTCTGCCTCTTCTCGGGTTGAAAAAACAGGGCAAAACCCTATGCCAAGATCTACTGTGCAAATGTGAGATCCATCCACGAGTAATTGCCTCCATTTATAAACGCCTAAAACTATAAAAAAATCATTAATCATGGTTGGTTTCCCTTGATTTGGTGGGTCATGATGGGGAATTTAAAGGGGCTATAGGGGTTGTATTCTCGGTAGCCGTAAGACGTTTCTGCGTGTTCTTTACCCCATTGGTTGGTTAGGCATGGGCTATTGAGTTTCTGTTGCTCTAGTAAAATACGGGCGGCGAAGGCTTGCAGTTTTTCGCGTTCATCGGTTTGTCCAAAGATTTGATTGATGAGATTGTCAATCATTGAAAAAGTGAGAATGTTATTTTGGTTCATTGGATTGATCCTTTTGTTTGATAAGGTGTTTGATAAGCAGTTCCATGGATTTGGGGATGGGGTATTCGCCGGATTCATAGGATCGGATCGTGCGAACGCATTTTTCTATAAGAGCGCATAGTCCTGTTTGACTGACGCCCAAGTGTAGCCTTGCTTGTTTAAATTGCTCGGGTGTCATTTGTGATGGTTCCTTTGGGGTTTTGGTTCATAGTCGGGATCGAGAAAGAAATCGGTGTAGGCTTTATAAAGGCCTGACAAAAAGGCTGGTTCCATTTCCTTTCTTTTATTTAGGTCTGGATAGAATTTTTGATGCACTTCTTTGTTTTCATAAGGTGTTTTGATGACATAGTTTGTGATGGTTTCGTCACCAAAATTTATTGAAAATGTATTGTAAGCAATACTAGGCAAGGCCCATGTTAAAACGAGCTTTCTAAGGGACGGAGCAACATTGACCTTGGGATAAAGTGGTTCTCCCGTGCGGCTGTGATAATACAGCGGCAAAAGATTGCAGATCACGTCTAGGGTTTCACGCTCTGTTTCAAAAAGATTGCGATTAAGTTGTGCCTCTAGTGCGTCAAGGCAATGGGTTTTTAAGGGGTTTTCGTCGGTCATGGTTGGTTTCCTTATTCTGGTGAATGCTTTGTGATAGGACCCAAAGTATCCTTATGTTTTTCTAGAACATCCTTTAAATCTTTAAGAAATTCGTTTGTTTTTTTATCAATAGGGATTGTGATAGTGCGGGTTTTATCATGCCATGTGAAACGCAAACTACGTAAAATACGTTCAGATATGAAAAATTGACGGCCTTTTAAAAAAAACTGAACAATTCGGTTTGGGTGCGATTCTCTATAAGCTTTGTATTTGTAGGAATTGTATTCGCTTGATCCTTTTGGATCTGGGATAAACTCTTCAAAGCACGAAAGGAATTTAGAAAATTCTAGCTCGGCTTTTGCCTTTTCCAAGCTGTTTTCCAAGGATTCGATGTTGTTTTCTATGTTTTCGATGTTGGTCATGGTTGGTTTCCTTTTGTTGATGATAGATACACAATACGGCAATACTTGCAGGATGTAAAGGAAAAAATTGCATCTTTCAAACGGGGAAATATCCCAGTTGTGTGGCTTCTTTGATGATGCACTGTCCGTAGTAGTTGGCGGCTTGTCTGCTAACGAATTGCGACGATTCTCTTTTTGTGAACAGGATTTTGCCGTTTGATTTGACAAGGTATCCCAGCACGTATCCGCCGTTGCCTTTGGTGATTTTTAGGGTGATTTTGGGATTCATGGTTGTGGTCCTTTGTGTTGTGTTGGTTTAGTGGCTGCCCCAGACAAAAAAGGCTAGGGCAATCACGGATAGGGTTTCAAGAAAAGACATGGTTAGGGTTCCTTTTGTTGTGTGTGTTTAGACACAATACACAAAAGGGGTTAAGGAAAGGTTGTTATGGTGTTATCCGATACAGATTTCTTCGCCGTCTATTTCAAGGTCCATTGTTAGATCGTCTCTCCATTCGGAAAACTTTTTGATCATTTCAGCTTTGTCCTTTTTGGATAGGGCAACACAGTACGAATACTGGCGTAACTTGCTTTCTGGGCTTGGTTTTTTAAAAGATATTTGTCCTAAAACATAAACGTTTTCCGCGTTTTGTATGATTTCTAGGGCTTCTTTGATAGGGTAAGGTTTAAATCCTGTCATGATCTTGGTTTCCTTTGTTGAGTGTTGAGCGCTTGTGTTGTTGTTGTTATATACAGATATACTGCAATTATTGCAGCATGTCAACAGGAAAATGCAAAAAAATGAAAAAAAAATAGGAAAAAAGAAAGGGCTTGATTTTATAGGGTTTTGTTGTCATACATACACAAAAGGGAGGATTTTATGGATGAGAAAGATAAAAAGCCGACGAAAAGCAAAAAGAAAAAGCTAACACCTAAGCAAGAGAAGTTTGCTCGGAATATCGCTAAAGGATTATCTCAAGTCGATTCATATAGAGACGCTTATGATGTAACCAAAGACAATAAACACACGCACAGAGTCAAGGCTTATGAAGTCGCTAAAAACGGTGATGTTGCGGCGATGATTGCAGATTTGAAAGCAAGAGCAGAGCAAGGTGTTGTTTGGACCCGTGAAATGGCCATGACGGCACTGTTGGACACATACAAGCTAGCTAGGGACCAAAACCATGCACAAGGTGCCACAGGGGCTTTAAAAGAGCTTAACGCGATGTATGGGTTTAATGAAGCCACAAAAATCAATATCGGTGGGCAGAAAGACAACCCTATTATTGTTGCGCCTGATGAAAGGGACCTTTAATGCTTATTGCGTGGACGGATAAGCAAAAACAGGCTCTGAAGCTACTTAGCAGCGATGCTAAGCATGTCATGCTCTATGGCGGTTCACGTTCTGGTAAGACGTTTCTCTTAACGCATACGGTCTTTCTTAGGGCCTTGAAGTATCCGAACACGCGCCACGCTATTATCAGGCAGACACAGACAGCAGCAAGGCGTTCGTTATGGCTTGGCACAGTGCAAGATGTGATAGCCAGTAGGTATGCTGGCGTGGCTCTCAAGGTGAACAAGACTGATATGACTGTCACCTTCCCCAACGGTTCTATGATTGAGATTATGGGCGTGGATGAAGGCGCAAAGGAAAAGATGTTGGGGAATGAATACACCACCATCTATTTTAATGAATGCAGCGAGATGATGTTTAGCACCGTGTCTTTTATGTATTCACGATTAAGCCAAAAGAGCGCGGCCAAGAACAAGTTCTTTTACGACCAGAATCCCCCGCATATCTCTCACTGGTCCTTCCCTATGTTCGTGCAAGGCATAAACTACTACAGCAAGGAAAAGCACGTCACGCCTAGTGATTATGTATCGCTTGTGCTAAATCCTGCCGATAACGTGCAGAACATATCCAGTGATTATATCCAGCAGCTTATGGAGAATATGAATGAACAACAAAAACAACGGTTTATCTTTGGTCAGTTTGCAAGTGATCCAGATGAGAAGACGGTGTTCACCAACTGGACTATCAAGGCCTTTGATACTGACCCTGATGCTGTCTTTCAGTTTGGGTGTGACTTTGGCTTTAGTGTAGACCCCACGGTATTGATACGCTGTTACCTGAAAGAGCGCACACTATACATAGACCAAGAGCTTGTGCTTAAGCAGTGTGAGACAATAGACATGCCCAAGATGTTCCTAAGCATACCAGAGAGCCAGCGGTATATTATCGTGGCGGATTCATCACGGCCTGAGACCATATCGCATCTAAAACGTCATGGATTCCCTAAAGTGATGCCAAGCCTTAAGGGCAAGAATAGCGTGATTGAGGGGATAGAGTTGCTGAAGGGATACAGGATTGTGGTGCATCCACGGTGTGAAGAGACAATAAACGAGTTGTCTTTCTATAGCTATGCCACGGATAAAGACAGCGGGAAGGTGTTGCCTGAGCTTGAAAAGAATCAGGCGGATCATTGCATTGATGCGTTACGGTATGCCTGTGAGGGCTTTAAGAACCTAAGACGTGAAGAGCCTAGGCCTCTAAGGCTTGTGGATACGTTTGGAAACTGGAGTGCAGGTTAAATCATGTCTAACAATAAGAGTAAGACCAACAATTCGTCTTCCTCTTTGATAATAAAGTTTAGGTAAATCTTTAAGAGTATCTCTAAGGCTTTTGTTTCTTTTAAGAGTGATGGCTTGTCTATTTTGGCAATGTCTTGGGGTTTTTTGATTGAGACGTTAAACAGGGCTGAAAGCTGTTTTAAGTCTTGTTTGATCTTCTTTTTAGGTATTTGCTTTGTGATGATTTGTGTGACGATGGTGTCGATGTGGACTTTGTGTTTCTTTTGGTGTGCGGGAATGTATACATAGCCACCGCCGCCTAACAGTTCCACGTCTTGCGTTGTGGTGTTGGGTGTCCAGTAGTTGCCTGCCCAGTATGTTTTAGCCCAGTATCGGTTAGACCACATTTTTGTTTGACTTTAAGGTTTTTTTAACTATAGCCTATAAACAAAATAAAGGAAAAACTTTGTGAAAGACGAAGATTTAGTCCAGAAAATTAAGGATAAGTTTGACAGAGATCAAGGCTATTGGTCATCAATATATGATGAAGCCAAGCGTGATATGATGTTTTTGTCTGGTGAACCGGATGCGCAGTGGGTTGGTCTTAAAAAGCCCATAGGCACGGCACTTACCATTGACAGGCTTTCATCTGTGGTGAATCAGATTGCGAATGATATACGCATGAACACGCCGGCGATTAAGGTGATTCCGGGGGATCGTGAATCTAGCGAGGATGTGGCGGAAATACTGTCTGGTTTGATTAAGAACATAGAATACGAATCTATGGCGGATTCTGTGTATGATTCTGCTGCTTTGTCGTCTGTACGTTGTGGCATTGGCTTTATGCGCATTGAGACGGAATACGAAGATGATACGTCTTTTAATCAAAAGATATGTATAAAGAGGGTGGCTAACCCGCTCAGTGTTTATATTGATTGCACGTCTGTTGAGGCAGATGGGTCGGATATGAAGCATGCAACAATCTTACAAGAGATATTGGTTTCAGATTTTAAAGAGGATTATCCTGAGTTTGATCCTTCGTCATTTAAAGAAGGCGGCATAGAGCGGCAGTATAAAGACGAAGATAGTATTTTTATTGCCGAGCATTTTTATATTGAGAATAAAAAGGAAGAGCTTGTATCGCCGGATGATGAAACGATGCGCCGTCCTGTTGTTAGGAAGATAATTCACAGGGTATTGGTGTCTGGCAAGGATATTTTAGAAAAGACAACGTTTCCAGGGGATTATATTCCTGTTGTGCCTGTGTTTGGGGAAGAGTATTGGGTTGAGGGAAAGCGGTATTTGGCAAGTGCCATTCGTCGGGCAAAAGACCCGCAAAGGATGTATAACTACTGGCGTTCTGTTGAAACGTCATTGCTGATGAAACAGCAAATTGCCCCTACTATGGTAGCTGAGGGTCAGATTTCTGGCTTTGAAGACGAATGGAAAAACCCAAATTCTTTAGTTGTGCAATACAAGCTTGTGGATGAAAAAGGAAATGCTTATCCTTCACCGCAAAGATTGCCGCCGCCTCAGATACCTGCTGGTATTGTGAATGCTGCCTTAACGATGGCAGAGGACATTAAGGCCACAACGGGTATTTTTGATGCGTCTTTGGGGAATAAATCTAACGAGACCAGCGGTATTGCGATTCAGAGACGGCAGCAAGAAGGTGACACGGCTACGTTTCACTTTGCGGATAACCTAACGAAAGCAATATCTTACGCAGGAAGGGTGATTGTATCTGCTATTCCTAAAATTTACGACACGGCCCGTATTTTGAACGTTATGGACCTTGAGGGGAACGTTAAGAAGGTTGGGGTTAATGGTGAGATAACAGAGGATCAGCAAGAGGATGTTGACCTGACAAGGGGACGTTACACTGTGAAGGTGACAACGGGTCCATCCTTTACGACAAAGCGGCAAGAGTCGGCGGAGTTTTTTGGAAAGATTGCGCAATCCCAGCCTGAGATGATGCAGATTGTTGGTGATTTGGTGTTTAAGTACATGGATTTACCAGGTGCGGAGGCTTTATCGGAAAGAATCAAGAAAACCATGGATCCGAGGCTTTTGGACGAAGAAAACGATCCTATGGCGGCGCAATATCAACAGCAGATGGAAGCCATGCAGCAGCAGCTACAGGCAGCAGCGCAAGAGATGCAAGCCATGCAACAGCAGCTTGATAACAAACAAGCTGACACGCAGATAAAGGTTCAGAGCGAACAAAACAAGGTTGAAATTGAAAGCGCAAAATTGACGTTGCAGCAGTCTGAAATGGAAACAGATGCTCAGTTAAAGCAGCAAGAACTTGAGATAAAGTTTAAAGAACTTGAGATTAAAGAACAGGAATTGATGATCCGTTTGGAAGAATTGCGGATGCAGAAAGAATTAAAAGAACTTGAGATTATGACGAATAACTTTAATGCCCAAAACCAAGACGATGATTCTGGTGAGATGGAAAAAGAGGATGAAGGTGATAATGGATCAAGGGATTTAGAGCTTGCTCTTTTGCAGGGTAACAGTGCCGCAATTCAGGGAATAACCAACCTGATGCAGAGCAAAAAGAACATCACGATCAACAGAGATGCCAACGGATTGATGGAATCCCTGACCGTTATGTAAAAGTGTATTGAAATTTTAAAAAAGGTGCTGTATGAATGAAGAAAATGTCGTTGTAAATGAAGAGGAAGTTTCCTCTGATGTTGCAACAGATGAAGGCCAGATTGAAGAAAGTAAGGTTGAGAGTCCCGAGGTTCAGGAAGAAATTGCCGAGCCTGAAGATGATACGCCCTTTCCTAAGAAGGCTGTAAACGCTATTTCGAGGCGTGAAAAGAAGATCGAAAAACTGCGTGCGGAAAACGAGCAGCTTAAAGCTCAGTTGCAGCAGGTGCCCTCTAAAGAACAGGTTTCACAGGTAAAAGAACCTGAGGTTTCAAAATCTGATTCTGCTCCTAATCCTGATGATTATGAGACTTGGGATCAGTATCTTGAGGCTAAGGTTGAGCATAATGTGAAAACAACTTTAGAAAAAAGAACATTGCAAGAAAAACAATCTGAGGTTTCTCGGAAAGAGCAAGAATACTTTAGCCAGAGAATTAAAGACTTTGGTGCGAGTGTTGACAAGCATTCTGAGAGGATTTCTGATTTTGAGATTATTGGTGATCGTATTGAAAAAGACGTTTTGCCTAATCTATCTGCGGATGTTCAAAAGGCCATTTTGGAATCAGAGGATGGGGCTTTGGCTCTTTACACCTTGATGAAGGAAGGTCGCATTGAGGATTTAGAGGACATGGACGGGCGAGAGGCCTTGAGATTTCTTGCTAAAGCTGAGGTGCGAGGCCAAAAATTTATTGAGAATTCAAGGAAAGTTTCTGCTGCTCCCAAGCCTATTCAGGCGGTTAAGGGCACGGGGACTTACACAAAAGACGTTGCTGACATGACCCCTGATGAGATCAGGAAAAAATATAACCTTAGATAAAGGAAAAACTGATGCCTAATACAATTAACACAAATAAATCGGCTCCTGGTCGGATTGCCAAAGTGGCAGCGACCATGTTTGCTGATGATATGCAGTTTGTAAAAACCATTGCGCGGGAAGATTCGGTAGATTTTGCCCCGCAAGCTGGTGGTTACAAGCCTGGTGACACGATTTTTATCAGTAAGCCTCCTCGGTTTACGACAGGAACGAACAGAGATATTACCTCTGGTGGTATCCAAGACATTAACGAAGAAAAGGTTGCAATGACGTTAAATCAGTCGTTTACGGCGGCTGTAGCGTTGACATCGAATGAGTTTGCAACAGATATGGCGTTTGATTCGTTTGCCGTGCGTGTTTTAAAGCCTTTGGTGTCGCAAATGGCCCAGCGCATTGAATCAACGTTTATTCAGTTGGCGTGTCAATCTACGGCTAACGTTATTGGTACTGCTGGTTCAACGGTGTTTAACACCTTGACCATGATGCAAGCTAACCAGCGTATGTCTGAGTTGCTGGCAACAGGTAGTGAAAACGAGTGGATTGCTTTGTTGTCTCCTGGTGCTAAAACTTCGGCTGTGGATGCGAGAAAAGGTTTGTTTCAGTCTTCTGAGGAAATCTCTAAGCAATACAAGCGCGGTGTAATGGGTCAGGCGGATGGTTTTACTTACTTGAGTAACAACCTGATGTACACCCACACAACGGGTACGGGAACGCAAACAGATGGTTCGGTTACCACAACGGCAAACATGACCAACGGTGCTTCGACCATTGCTGTGACGGGTTTATCGGGCTCTGGGACAATCACTGCTGGTACTGTGTTTACGGTGGCAGGTGCGTTTGCGGTTCACCCTATTACCAAAGCAACCTTGCCGTTTTTGCAGCCTTTTGTTGTAACGACAACGGCAACGGCGTCTTCTGGTGCGGCCACGCTTTCTGTTTCCCCAACCATTTACAGTTCTACCGGTGTTGGATTGCAGAACGTTTCTGCTTTGCCGAGTTCTGGTGCGGCTGTGGTGTTTTTAACGGGTAAAACTACAAGTACAAACTTTCAAAACTCTTTGACGTATTGTAAGGATGCGTTTCGTTTTGCGTCTGTGCCTTTGATTTTGCCAGGTGGTATGGACAAAGCGGCGCAAGAGACTGTGGATGGCTTGACCATTCGTGTCTTGGCGGATCACGACATTAAAACCGATCAGTACATCCTCAGAATAGACTTTTTGGGCGGTTTTGTTCCTGTTCGTCCTGAGTGGGCTGTGCGGGTTACGGCGTAACGCATGGGGGGATGGGAAACTGTCCCCCTTTTTAATCATTTGAGAGGTTTTTATGAGTTCAGGAATTATCGGAGGCAATATCTTTGCCATGTGTGCGGTTGTGGTCAACTTTAACCCTGCGTCTGTAGCGGCGGCAACAGTAGCGGCGCAATCGATTACAGTTCCAGGTGTGTTGCTTGGGGACATTGTTGTTGTGGTGCCTCCTTCAACGCTAAACGCTGGTTTGGGCATTGCTGGGGCTCTTGTAACGGCAGCGGACACCGTTTCTGTGCGTTTTGTCAATGCCACGGCAGGTGCCCTTGACCCTGCGGCTGCTGATTATGTGTTTTTGGTTACGCGCCCTGAGAGCATCGCGGGTCGTGTAACAACGGGGTAATGTATGGCAACGGCGCGTGACCTTATCACAAGGGCGTTAAAAGCATGTAGGGTTCTTGCCCCTGGTGAGAATCCTAGTGCTTCTGAGGCAGCCGATGCCTTGATGATTTTAAATATGATGCTGTCCAGTTGGAGCACAGATAACCTAAACGTTTTTGCTCAAACTTTAGAAAGTTTTTCTCTTGTTAGCAATGTTTCGTCCTACACGATTGGCACAGGACAAACGTTCAATACGGTTAAGCCTATTGCCATACAGACAATGTATGTAAGAAGTGGGTCTATAGATTATACCGTCAAAGAAATCAGCGATCGTGATTATGCTAACGAAATATCAATGAAATCAATCACTGGTGTTCCATATTGTTATAATTTTAACAATAATTATCCTTCTTCTGTGATTAAGTTTTACCCTGTTCCCGATCGGAATTATCAGTTGTTTATTCTTTCTGAAAAGGCTTTAACGTCCATTGCGTCTTTAGACACGGTGATTTCGTTCCCTGAGGGTTGGGAGTTGGCCATTGCGTATAATTTGGCTGTGATGTTGTTTCCTGAGTACCAGCAGGCGGTTGACCCTGCCATTGTGAAGATTGCGGATGATGCCAAAATGGGGATTCGTCGGGCAATCAATCGGAATCGCAAGTTTGTGTTTGGCGATGATGAGGATTTTAGACAAACAGATAATATCTACGCTGGGTGGTTTCGATGAAAACGGGTCTTGTTGGTCCGTCATATTCTGAAAGAAGTTTGTCTTTCGACGCCCAAAGAACAATCAATTTTTATCCTGAATTGAATCAATCTGGCAAAGAAATTTCAGCTTTGTATGGCACTCCTGGGCTTTCTGTCTTTTGCGATACGGGATTAAGCAAAAGCAGGGGATTGTTTGCTTCCTACAATGGTAGGGTTTTTTATGTTGCTGGGTCTGTTTTGTATGAAGTTTCTTCTTTGGGTGTTGCCACGGTTTTGGGAACGTTGGCATCGTCTTTGGGTTTGGTGTCGTTTGCTGAAAATCCCACGCAGTTGATGCTTGTGGATGGGACAAATGGCTACATCTTTACGTATTCTAGCAATACGTTTGTTCAGATTTCAGATTTAGATTTTCCTGTTGCGAATAATGTCACGTTTTTGGATAGCTATTTTATCGTCAATTCTTCTGGCACGACTCAGTTTTTTGTTAGTGCGGTTAATGACGGAACGGTGTGGTCTGCTTTAGATTTTGCATCGGCGGAATCGTCACCAGACAAGATTTTAAAGGTGATTGCCGTTAATGGGGAATTGTGGCTCTTAGGGGAAAGAACAACGGAGGTTTGGTCTAACACGGGTGACCCTTTGTTTCCTTTTCAAAGAGCATCTGGTGGTAAAATTGATATTGGTATTTTTGCCCCAGAAACGGCTGTTTCAAGTGCTTTTGGGGTTATTTTTGTCTCTCGGAATGCGCAAGGTGATGGCATTGTTTATCAGATGAACAATCTTTCTCCCAAAAGGATTAGTAACCCCTTCATAGAGCGTCAGATTCACAAGGTGATGAATCCAAGCCTTATGTCTGCGTATATGTATCAAGAGGACGGACACACGTTTTATGTGCTTACAGGCGGTGATTTAGAGACAAGCCTTGTTTATGACCTTACAACGGATCAATGGCATGAAAGAGCGTATTCTAGCCCTGTAACGGGCTTTTTTGAGCAGCATTTAGGGGTTTTTGGGATTACTGGATTCAACAAAACGCTTGTGGCGCACAAAGACTACGGAAAAATCTATGATATGTCTTTAGAATATACCATGGATGACACGTTTGAATTGATTGGGGAGCGTGTTTTTGGGCACCTTAACGAAGAAAACAAACCTTTTTCGGCGGATAGTTTAGAGATTGCCTTTGAGGCGGGTGTAGGCACGCAAACGGGCCAAGGATTGAATCCAAGAATGCTTTTGTATGTCAGCAAAGACGATGGCCGCACGTGGTTTGGTCCTTTGGAAGGCTTTATGGGAAAAGTCGGTGAATACAAAAAGCGTGTGATATTTAGACGGCTGGGAACAGCATCCACATTCACGTTTCGCGTGAGAATTGCGGACCCTGTCAAGCGGTGTTTGATTGGGGGGTATCTTAACGCATGAGTGGTGTTGTTCCTCAGCCTCCGATTCGTGAAATGCTTGTGGATGGCTCGGGCCATGCCTCGTTACCATGGCGGGACTATTTTAACAAAGACTGGAGGGGTGACTCAGGCACACCATGGACCCCTGTTTGGACAAACTTTAGCCATCCTATGACGGTCACAGCAAAATTCTATAGAATTTCTCAGTATTTGTGCTATTTTAATATCGTGATTGTTCCTGTCACGCACACAACAACGTCAGGTCATTCAAGCTACGCTACGTTTCCATTAAGGATTTTGGCATCGAGTGGCTTTAATGCGGCGATTAGTGATCGGAGCATTGGAACGGGAATATCGCAAAGCAATCCTGATCGTTTGATCTTGCCGCACTGGACAAACGAAACGCAAACGATAACGCTAAGCGGTGTTTTAGAGGCAACATGATTCGATTTGCAACAAACGACGATATAAATGCCGTAGAGGCTTTGTGTCGTGAGTTTGCAGAGCAAACAATGTACGGAAAGGTCATGACGTATTCGAGAGAAAAGGCTCTTGAATGTATTAAAAATTGGTCTAGTATTTTAGTTGCTGAAATTGATGGAAAATTGGTGGGTTTTGGGGCATTGGTGATTGCCACAGAGTTTTTTGAGGAACGGGAAGCGGATATTGACAAGTTTTACGTTCAACCTGAGTATCGTGGGACAGGGATTGCAAGAATGTTAGCAGAAAACCTTGTAAGATTGGCCGTTGCGAATAATGCGCGGGTGATTTATGCGCTTTGTGGGTCAGGCATTGATGACAAAAACGATAAGATGTTTGAAAATCTTTGGAAGAAATTTGGCTTTAAAAAAACAGGCTGTTTAATGGTGGGGATATAATATGGGCGGCAAAGTATTTAAGGGTGTTGGTAAGGCATTAAAAAAAGTGGCTCCCATTGCCGCTGGTGCTGCTGGTATGTATTTTGGTGGTCCTGCTGGTGGTGCATTGGCTGGTTCTTTGTTTGGAGGCGGCGGTGGCGGTGGCGGTGGCAATGATCTTGCTGGGGGCATTGGTCAGGTTGGTGGTGGTTTATACAATTATTATAACAACCGGACCGTTGATAAGGGCATTTTAGAGGCGCAATTAAAGGCTGGAGAGCAAGCCTCTCAGCTTTTGAACCCATACTACCAAACGGGCACGCAGGCCAACCAGAGGCTCTCTGATCGCCTTATGGGAGGCTTTAATTTCAATCAAGCAGATTTGTATAACGATCCAGGGTATCAGTTTGCAGTAGAACAAGGTCAACGCGGTTTGAATACGCAAGCAGCAGCATCTGGTTTGCTTGGCAGTGGCCGTGCATTAAAAGAAGCTACTCAGTATGGCCAAGGTATGGCTGAGGGTCAGTTTAACAATGTTTACACTCGGAATTTAAATAAATTTAACACTGAAAACGAGGCTTTAGGTAATTTGGCATCACGAGGTCAAACGGCTGGTACTCGCATGGGCAATTTGATGTTGGATATGGGTGCTAATCGAGCAGATTATCGTGCAAGCAGAGGGGAAGAAAGATCAAATTTAACAGGAAATTTGATCGGTGGTGCTGCCCCGATTTTGAGTGGTATAGGGGATTATTTAACAAATTTTGGAAATGAACCTGCTCAAGTTCAGCAACCACAAAATTCTTTGTATGATATGGGTGGTGGTGCTTTTTTACCAGGAAGAGCAAGTTTTGCAAAATCAGCAGATATGCCATTAAGGACTGGTGCAAGAAGGCCTATGACTGGATTTGGCAGGCAAAACGCTGCACAGAACATGCGTTTGAGTAAAGGCATGCGTGGAAGTAACTGGAAGGTTATCGGGTGATTTATGGCAACCGTTGAGAGTTTTAGAAATAAGCCGTTTGATATTTTAGAAAAGATGCGCAACGACGCAATGATGCGTCAGCAGTTGCAGGATGAAGCCATTAAGCGTCAATATGACCAACAAAAGAACGAATTGGATTTAGCGCAAAGACAGCAAAAACTTCAGCAAGATTTGCAAAATTATGAACAGGGCTACAATGGAAACACGCCATCTGCTATTCAGGAATACAATTTTGTTAGAAGACTTTCCCCTCGGGAACAGGCCTTATACCTAAGAGCAAAAGCCCCAAATTCTCAAATTCAGTTTGAAAACATGGGGATGATGGACAATACGGGTGATGTGAGTGGAATGAATCAACCCATGACGATGCCAGCACCTCAACGGCAACCTTCTGCACTATCTCAACGGCAACCTGCTTTACCCACGCAACGTAAACCTGTTGGGCAGGGTCGTATGCCTCAAGGTGCGCCATTGCCGCCTCAGGGGCCTTCTATGCCCACTCAAGGTGCACCGCAACCACAACCGCAATTAAGCGACCTTCCTGCTCCTCCTGTAGATTTAGGAGATGGCACTGCCGAATATAAAGGCAGAATATTGGATAAAAAAATTGCAGACAAATTATTCTTGTCGGATTCTAAAAATCCAACGGTTGGAGAGGAAAGACAAGGGTCCTATTTGTTGCAACAAGCAAGTCTTGGATATGAAAACCTTTTAAAATCTTTGTACAACAAACCAGGTGAAAGATCAGGGGCAGAAAGACCGAATGCTGTGGAGGCTTTTTTAAATTCAAAATATATTCCTGTAAGCCCTCGTATTGCTCGATCTGGAAAAAGAGAGCAATTTGTTCAGGCAACAGAAACAATAGCGGATGCTTTGTTAAAGGCGGCTACAGGTGCTGGACAAAACCAAGATGAAGCCAGACGAAAAATAGAAGAAATAACACCGTCATGGTTTGATGATGATGACACAATTAAACAAAAGCTAAATGCTATACCTGCTTACATAGAAGCAATTAAAGCCCGTGCTGGAAGAGCAACGCCCAAAGGTTTCACCATTCCCACAGTGGAAGGTCTTGGATTAAATGTGGGACAGCAACCCGCGCAAAATGCTGCACAGCCTATGATGCCTGCTTCTGGTAACGTTATACAAACTAGTGTTGGTCCAGTTACAGTCACAAGGTGATAAATCATGCCTAAATACACTTTAAAAGCATCTGATGGCGCGTCTTACACTTTGGATTCCCCAAATGAATTAACGCAGGATCAATTAAACACAGCGTTTTCTGAGGCTTTGCAACAATCTCAACCCACGCAACAGCAGGCCCCACAACAACAACCTGCTCAACCTCAAGAAGACATAGGGATTGGCGGCAGAGTCTTGCGTGCGGCTCAGAATGTGCCTAGTAGGCTAGGGCAACAAGCCAGTGACTTTGGCACGGGTGCACTAACGTCATTTTACGGACTTGGGCAAGGAACAGCTAACCTTGCGGGTGGCGTGTCTGAAGCATTGGGTTTGCCAGGGCAAGAAAATGTTGCACGCAATGTCGATAAAATAAACGCCTTTATGAGACAAAGAGAGCAGCAAATTGCTGCGGAAGATGCTGCACGTACTAATCAAGGGCTGTTTAATGTCCCTAGAACAGTAGGTGAGATTACATCGGCAGCAGCTATGTACCCTTACAAAGCAGCAAAAGCGGCAGGTGCCATTCCCAAGGTTTCTAGCCCTCTCATGGAAGGCGCAAAAAGACTTGGACGGGTTGCTAGGGAAGGTGCCATAGGATCAGTGTTGTTTACCCCATCAACAGGTGAAGGTGATTACACTACGCAAAAAGCCGTTCAAGCGGGTACTGGTGCGTTGGCTGGGTTAGGTTTTGCTGGTGGAGGTAAAGTCATAGGTGCAGCAGGTGGTGCCATTGCTAAAAAAATTGCTGGCAAAACGCCAACAGAAACACTGCCTGTCAATTTAGATCAGTTAAAATTTGCTGATATTCAATCTATGGCTGGCACAAACAAAGATGCCGATATTCGCGCTGTCAACAAGGTTGTAGATGAACTAAAGAAACAATTTCCTGATAATTATCAATCCGTTATCAATGAATGGGCGACAAGCGGAAAGCCCTTGATGGATGTGATACCAAGACAAATTTCAGGCTTGGCAGAAACCTCGGCCATGTATCCACAAGGCGAAGAACTGGCACAAAAGTATTTTTCTGGTCAAGCGGCTGGATCGGCAGAGCGTATTAACAAAGCCATTGCTGAAAACGTAAGTCCTATTGGAAAGGACGTTGCGGACATTGTGGCTGAACGTGTAAAATTAGGACAAGAAACTGCTGCCCCTTTGTATAAAGAAGCCTTTCAAAGCATGGGCAATAAACCCGTTACATCACAAAGATTGCAAACTCTTTTAGAGGACCCTGCCTATAAAGCAGCCTTAAAAGAAGGTTTGGTCACGGAAGAAAGAAATGCCAGAATTGCTGGAGAAAAATTTAACCCATACGATTATGGAACTTTGGGATATGATGCTAATGGTAATTTAGTTTTGCCTAAAACACCAAATCTTAAATTGTTAGATTTAATAAAAAGAAGTTTAAACTCACAATTAAAAAGTGGAAATTATACAGACCCAGCAACAGGAAGATTAACGGAAACAGGAAGACAGTTGACATCTTTAAATTCCAATCTTGTTGATGAAATTGATAATATCTTGGGCCCT